AGGTCCTCCGCGCAGCAACCATCTCGCGAGCGTGTGCCACCACATTGCGGTCCCTGGAGTGAGACCGAGTCGAGTGAGATGACATCTTCCGACTTGGGTTGCGCGGACGGCCGCGTTGGTTCCGCGTAGGTTTGCGTCCTCGTGGTTTGACGGTGATTTTGACTGACTCTGACATTTCGCATGGAAAAATGCACTTTCTGGGCTATTTCGGCTCCACGTTAAATCCCGCGAGCCACGTGGTTAGCGCACCCAGGGCCCATGGTCGGGGGAAACCGTTGATGTCTGGCCCTGGGATCATCAGTCTCATGGAAATAGCCTGAGTGCAAGAAAAAAGGAAGCAGAGGGATCACAAGCCCCGCGTTGCCCTACCAACGCAATACTCAAGAGCATTGCTGTTGTAGAGACACGGGGCTTGGGCCGCCTGCTGCAAGACGTTTTCCAGGGACGCGTGACATTGTTCCAACGCCGTCACGTCGCCCAAAGTGTATCTGAGAGAGAAGTCCGCCCAGGTCTCCGGCAAAACATCAAACTTGTACTTGCCGTAATTCTGATGGACTTTGTATTGCGCGTCTCTCTCCAATGTGCCACTGTGTTGATATGTGGCATCAAAATTGAACAAACGAGCGTGGGTCTGCCAAAGCGCCCCAATCAAGGGTGCGCGACTGAGCGTGTAGCGCTCTGCAAACAGGCGATCGCAGATCCACTGTCTATCCGTAATCGGGGCGGTGGAAAGTCTCCATCCGGAAAGGCTATACCTTTCCACGGCTGGGAAAAAGCTCCAGGACAACTTCCCATTGATGTTGACGCGGGCGACATGGCCCCCGAGAAAGCCCAAGCGTGGAAGTTCATGCAAAGGCACAACCGGTCCGTACGTCAACTTAAAATTCAGCCTGGCCATCTCAGCCCTGTGGAGGGGAATGAGGCGGGGATCACGAAATCCGAGAATGTGATCGTCCCCAGCGGCCATCACCCCGAACAGCCTCTCCCCAAGGATGGCCCAGAAGCTCTCGCGCGTCAGTGCCCAGCCGCGAAGCGCACACATCACCCGGCAATGCGCAATCATGTTGGCCGCAATGTTTGTGGCGCTGTTCGCTGACGTGGTGTCTTGTTGGCCGGACATGCGGACAGCGTCGGCCAAAAACTTCGAAAACCACACCTCCCCGTTGAGCTTCCTCGCAGCGACCTTGACCCGGATAGTGCGAGCGAAGGCCTTCCTGCTCTGCAACTCCCACAACCGGAATTCTTTCCACAATGGTTCATCCGCTGCATTGGGGAAAACTTTCAAACGGGCGTGTATCTCTGCCCACAATGACTGGTGGGTCTGGCTGGAATCAAACTTTGAAAAATCCCCCTCCATGAGCCAGGCCCACCCATTGCTCCGCGCCCAGGAAACGAAGCGTTCGGCGCTGACAACGGCGTCACTGCCGCCATTGTAGAAACACGTGTTTTCGTGGTTGCAACACTTCTTGAGGTGGGAAATGTAGGCCTTCATCCGCAGGTGGTCGACCGCCCCATAGAGCCCCGTGGGGCAGAACTGAATCGCTCGCGCCGTACTGAGTGTAGAAACGGGCCAATGGTTGGGCCGTCCGGCGATGTAGTTCTGTGTTGCGTAATCTTTCTGGGGGAAGATTGATAACCCCTGGGAATCCAAGAAAAGAAGTTTTTTCTCCCACTTGGTGAAAACGGAAGTAGTGAAATGTGGGACAGTCAAGCAGCCCACGCCCAGTTGG